AAAGAACGGTGGCCATGATTTACTCCGCGGCGATCATCTTCGAGAACAACTCGTGCGCGCTGGTTTGCAGGGCGAGAACCGTAGGTTCGAGCTTCGCCCCTGCGGCAGCCCATGCGGCATCCCCTGCGGCAGCCCATGCGGCATCCCCTGCGGCATCCCGTGCGGCAGCCCATGCGGCAGCCCATGCGGCATCCCGTGCGGCAGCCCATGCGGCAGCCCGTGCGGCAGCCCGTGCGGCAGCCCGTGCGGCAGCCCATGCGGCATCCCGTGCGGCAGCCCATGCGGCAGCCCGTGCGGCAGCCCCTGCGGCAGCCCATGCGGCAGCCGCGTCTTTTCTCGCCGCGTCGAGCTTCGGTTGTGCTGCGGCGAGATCGATCGTGCACGTGATCGGCGGCAATGCCTTCAACGTCTCGGCGTGATGCGCGAGACCGGGATTCAGGGCGAGCCATGCGGCGGTGTGCACGCGAATCAACCAATCCATCGCCATCCAGCCGCGCTTCTGTGAGAGTTCGGAGCCCTTGTTAGTGCCCGGCAGGCGCGCTATGTATTGCTTGAGTTGCGCTCGCTCTGCGTCGGTACGCATGCCGTCGTTCCACGACATACCGAACGAAGCGAGAACCGGATCCACACATTCCGGGTGATCGCTAAACGGCTCGCCCGAGAAAAGCGCGGTGGCTTCGAGCAGGCACATACCCTCGTCGGGTCCGTAGTGCTTGCCGTGGCTCAGGGTGATCGTCGGCAGGTCTTCGAGCGTCAGCTTCATGTCGTTCCTCACAGGTGGCGGGTGGTGGTGCTGTGAGGAGAATAGTACACAGTGCGTGTACATGTAGCAAACGGTTTGTGAACTAAATGGGCGTTATTTTTTAAATCGTCAATGACGACCCGATAGTTTTATTTGGAAAAGAAAAGCCCGCGCGGGGCGGGCTTGATATCAGGAATAGGCTTGTATTGCCTTTGCTGCCAGCAAGAGGTAGTAGGCAACTTCGTCGATGAGTTCTTCGCGCTGCCTGTCTTTGGCTAATTGCGATCGTTGTTTGACTTGCGGCTTTGTCCTCCGTCTGTATTCGGCAAAGTCGACAACGACTCCTCTAGGTGCGGTTCCTTTCATGTGGGGATTCCTCGGTGGCGTTCATTCGTGCCGCGAGCGCCCGCGCAATTTCTTCTGCTGACTGCTGCGCTCGCGGTAAATCGTGGAGTTCAGAAGCCACTGCAGAAAGTTGTAGTAAACCCTTATGCGCCGAGAAGGTTTTTCGGGCCAGGTCGCCAAGCCTATCTAGCTGTATGACCCACAAAATGAGATCGAGCGCTTCATCGCTCAGCCGTGCTTTGCGGTCTGTAATCGATGCATTGGGAGAGTCGAGGCCGATCAGTTCGTCGACTGAAATTTCAAATGCCCGCGCTATTGCTGGGGCGTTTTCCATAGGCGCGCCCCCGCGTGCTTTCCAATTCGAAATGACGTTCTTCCCCACTTGCAGCTGGTCGCCAAGCCATTTCTGATCGCGCTTGCCAACAAGGCGATCGCCGATAGCTGTCCACGGAATTTTTCTGGTCTTCATGCCATGGGAGCCTATATCACGATCTGTGTGTAGTGGTTCACATCGTGTTTGACTTTGGTTCACAGCACGTGTACCTTATTTGCAAGTTAAAAGGACGAGCCATGACTGCACTCGATAAAGCCATCTCTCATGCCGGCGGACCGACGAACCTTGCGAAGAAGCTGGGCGTAAAACCCAACGTGCTTTCGAACTGGAAGAAGCGGGGCGTTCCGGAATGGGCTATTCCGGAAATTGAGAAAGCCACGCTGGCCATGGTTCGTTGCGAGGAATTCGAGGACAGCAAAGTCGATTGGGCGTATGTCCGATCGACTTCTTTTGCCTGACCATGACCGTGAATCCCACCCTTAATTCGATGGCTGAACTTTAGGGTTCGGCGTTGCACCGCACAACATTTGACCGGACCATCTATGAATGTCGCACAGGCTGCATACCTGGTTGCCCATGAGGCGAGAACTGAAGACGGAAAGATCGGCTTCGATGTTCTGGCCGAGATGCTGGGCATTACATCCCGATCAGCCGGCCAGATCCTTCGCAACAAGGTCGACCTCAACAACAGCGTGAATCACCTCACGTTGAAAGAGGCGGTCCGCATGACGGACCTCGCCAACGATAACCGGATTCTCGAAGCGTGGGCCGCAGAGCGTAATTGTGTGCTGGTGGCACTCCCGAAAGTCGACGAGCACTGCGACAACGAGGAACTGCTGAGCAAGTTCACGCAGATCCTGGGCGATCTCGGCGAGCTCGCCAGCACACACCGTGAAGCGATCAAGGACGGCGTGGTCAACGACCGCGAGAGGCACGACCTTGAGCATGTCGCCGCGGCCGCGCATCGCCACATTCAGGAACTGCTCACGCTCACGTTCCGGATTTATTGCCCGTCGAGCGCGGCGGAGAAGTGACCATGCCGAGCCCCCCCCTGGATTCACTCACCGATGCCACACGTGAAGCCCGAATTCGCGAGCTGGGCGAAGCAATGGTGCGCGCGGATTCGGAATATGCCCGCAACGTGCTGTGGCAACAGATGCGCGCGCTGATCGCCGGCCGCTCTCGTGCGCAGGTCACGCGCATGGAAAAACAGAAGGGGCTCAGGTAATGGCTGACTGGATCAAGATGCGTACCGGGCTGCTGACCAATCCCAAGGTGATCCGGATGTCTCGCCTTCTCGCGAGCGATCGCGCGTTCGTCAACTGGTGGCTCCGCGGCACGAACAAGGTGACGTGTGACGAAACTGTCTACGAAATTTGTGACGTCACAGTCGTCACACGTGTGACGGTTGCATCGTTACTTTCCGTATGGTCTGCCGTAAACGATGCGTCACAAGAGGACGGTTTTGTGACGGGAATCACGCTCATCGATGTGGATGTAATGGCGGGAGTCGACGGTTTTGGCGCCGCGATGCAAGCTGTTGGATGGCTGCAAATCACTGATGACGGCATCCTTTTTCCGAATTTCGAAGAACACAATACTGTAGGCAAAGCCAGACAGGAGAAGCGTTCCAGCGGTGCGAAGACTGCCGCGCAACGGACGGCCGAATGGCGGGCCCGTAAAAAACAGGCGGGGTCCGATGTGACGGGTGACGTTACACCGTCACGTGACGTCACCGTGACGTCACCGAGTGACCACAGAGAAGAGAAGAGAAGAGAAGAGAAGAAGAAGGATATTACGCGTGACGCTTGTGACGTTTTGGACCATCTCAACTCAAAGGCCGGCCGTCAATTCGAAGCGACTCCGTCGAACACGAAACTGATCATTGCCCGGATGCGCGAAGGGGCGACGGTCGATCGCCTGAAGGCTGTGGTCGATGCCAAGGTCAGCGAATGGCTAAACGACCCCAAGATGAACCAGTACCTGAGGCCAGCTACGCTCTTCAACGCGGAGAAGTTCGGGCAGTACTCCGGCTTGCTTGGCACCAGGCTCAACGGGTCTTCGATTGCTGGCGAGTACGAAGATCTTACGCGGGGTGCCCTGTGATCCCGCGCAACGCTCAATCCCTTGTCGACCTGCGTATGCGTGGCTTGGTGCCCGAGCTTCCGGTTCTGGTCTCGCTGGGCGAAAGGCTCGATTTCAGCAACGTGACGCTGTATGCCGATCCTGGCGTGCGCTACGGCTGGCGAATGCTGGCGGGATTGGAGACTGAGATCTTCACATCGCTGTCCGCGCCGTTTCAGAAGCTCTTGCGCACGCTCGCTGATATCGCTGCTGCGGTTCCCGCTCGGATGATTCTGACGTTCACGGAAGGCGCTCGCGTCGATTGCGGCGAGATGCGAACCATCTGCCACGAGGCAGGTGATTTTTCGCTGTTCGACTGGTTCCCGATGGCAATCGGCCCTTCCGGTTATGCGGACGGTACGAAGGTCGCACGGCGCCTGTGGGCAGCTCTTGGGCACGAGATTCCGATTCCCTTCGACGACGCGATGGACCTCGTTGTCGAGCTTGCTGCGGAGAAGCAATGCGCCTGATTCCCGACAACATCGATTTCGATGCATACCTCAACGACGAAGACGACGGCCGTGCTGACGTGCGCCGGGCTTCCGAATGGGCTGATGACGTCGTCCAGTTTTTCCATGGCGAAGACGAGCAGATCACTGGCCAGCGTACGCCTTGGGCCAAGGTCGACGACCGCGTGCGCTTCCGTCCGGGCGAGGTCACGCTGTGGCCCGGCATCAACGGTCATGGCAAGTCCGGCGTCGTGAACTTCGTGATGCTCAACGCGATGGTCGACGGTGGCAAAGCCTGCATCGCCTCGTTCGAAATGAAGCCCGAAGTCACGATGCGCAACCTGAACCGTCAGGCAACTGGTTCGAATACACCTACCGTCGAGGCAATCCACGGCTTTCACCGCTGGACCGACGACCGCCTCTGGCTCTATGTGCACCGCGGACAGGTTACGCCCGAGCGCATGCTCGCCGTGACGCGCTATTGCCGCAAGGAATTGGGCATCGACCACATCGTTATCGACAGCCTCATGAAGTGCGGCATAGCCCCAGACGACTATTCCGGCCAAAAGTCGTTCGTTGATGCCCTTTGCGTCTTGGCTCGTGACACGGGAATTCACATCCATCTCGTGCACCACATGCGCAAGGGCGAACGCGAGTTCGATACGCCGGACAAATTTGCGGTGAAGGGCGCCGGGGAGATTACCGATCTCGTCGACAACGTGCTGATCGTCTTCCGCAACAAGCGCAAGGAAGCGCAGATGGAAGGGGAGACCGACCAGAAGAAGCTCGATGAGTTGGTCAATGTGCCCGACTCGACGTTGATCTGCGCCAAGCAGCGCCACTTCTCATGGGAAGGGCGTATCAGCCTGTGGTTCGACCGCAAGAGCCTGCAGATGCTCGAAAGCCCCGGTGGTGCGCGGCGTTACATCGATTTCAGTAACGGCCAATGGAGACAGGAATGGTCTCGATGACGACCACTACACCCGCGCGCGGGAATCTTCCGGCCGAAAAGGAGGCTGCATGCTGATCGCAATCGACCCAGGCATCCGCGGCGCAATCGCGCGCCTCGACCACAACGGGGGCGCCGAAGTGCGCGACATGCCGATCCGTCCGAAGCAGGGCAACGGGAAGATCCGCAACGAGGTTGACCCGAAGGCATTGCAGGCGTTGCTGCGCGAACTGGCACCGGCCGACGAGAAAGGTCTGGTGGTCATGGAAGCGCTCAACACGTTCGCCGGTGGCAGCGTCCAGACGATGGGCTCGCTCGAAGCGACCAAGGCGGTCATCACGACCGTGTGCGAACTGACTGGATTCGATGTCGCTTTCGTCTCGCCGAAGACGTGGCAGGGCTTCTACGGCATCAAGCGCACGCCGAGCGTGGACACGAAGACGCAGAGCCTGCGCATTGCACGACAACTGTTCGGGCAGCACCTGTGCCCTCTTGCGAAGCACGACGGGCGCGCTGACGCGCTATTGATCGCGCGCTATGGGCAGAGGCACTTCGTATGAGCATGCGCACCTGCCTATTCGTTGGTGGTCCAGCCGATGGCACGTGGCATGAGATCGATACGAATGCCCCCGCGTGGCGAGTGGCAGTTCCGCTCCCTATGCCGGTAGATTGGCCTCCTAGTGAACATCCCGTCTGCATGTCGGCTTCGGCGGACTACAAGCCAGTGAGTTTCCACTTCGGGTATCGCGAGTTCTTTATCTGCCAATACATCGAGATGAATCTTGACCCACTCAGTCTGCTACATCACATCTGCGCGGGGTACCGCAAATGAACATTCTCCAACTCGCCGGCAGTCGCGGGATCCGCAGTTCCGCGAGTTCGTCGCGCAGTACATGGTGCCTCCGCGTGAGCCCACCGTCGACGAAGCGGCGGCATTCATCCGCACCGCGTGCGAGATCGAGAGCAGGAAAGAACTGCTCGCCGACCGGCAGCGCGCCGAAAGATTTCACCGGTTCATTCGCCGGCCATTTGTGGCTTGGCGAGATCAGCAGCAAAACCACAGGAGAGCAGCGTGAGAAGAATTGCATTGATCGGATGCTTGCTCCTTGCGGCATGCGACCCATACGCCAACAACCTGTCAGGCAATGTGAAAGTCAGCGTCCTCACTGCGGATAACGGCGTTCCATGCGTGATGGCCGTGGGCGGCGGCTCCGGCGGCCTCGCGATTTCATGCGACTGGTCCGCGACACACCGCACGGAGGTACCGCGATGACGTACCTCATCAACGCAGCATGTTTCTTCATCGGCGCCGGAGTCGGCGCCTTCGCCACGCTGATGTGGCTCAACAGCGTCTTTCGCTAACCCAACGGAGCAATCATGAGCGACGCAGAAAACACCCAATCGACCGGCATCCTTGGCGAGATCAAGGAGGGTATTCACGAGCTTGAGCAGAAGGTCGAGAACTTCATTCACCCAGGCGCGGAGGGTGGCGCGGCCGCAGCGGGGGAGACGGCAGCAGTCCAGACGACGGGCTCTGGTGCTCCGTCTGTCGAACCTTCTTCGACCCTTGTGAATGCGAATGATGCGGGAAACTCTCAAGCGCCTACCTCTGGCTCCCCTGGTTCTGGTGACGAGCAGCAACA